TCCATTTGATACTGGAAATATTTTAAGAGTTAATAATGTTTTTGGTTGTGTAAAGTCGAAAGAAACTGTTGAATTTTATAATAGAAGAAGGGATTCTGATGATGGGAATCCAAATGGAGAAAAGATTGGTGAAGCTAGTGTTTATTTGTTTAAATTAACAAATGCTCCATATAAAGATGAATCAACTACATGGGATCTTCATTTATATAATATAAATCTTTATACTGAATTGACATTAGGAACAACATTATCAAGTACAGAAATAAAAACATCTTCTAGAGTTGTTGGTCAAGCAAGTGGTGCTATTGGTTATTCTATATCCGATGGTAACAATACAAATATTATTAAGGTTGAAGTAGAATCTGGATCATTTATTCAAAATGAAGTAATTCATATAGATGGTATAGAAAAAAATAAAAGAAATATTAAATCTTTAAGAATATTTACTTCTAAAGATATAAAATCTGTTTATAGAGATGACACACCAGATTTTCATGGAGACGTTGTTTTAGATACTGAAATAGCTCCTGGATATAATTCTAATGATGATATCACTATTACAAGAGTTGATGATTCATCTGCAACATTAACTTCCTTTAAAGGTTTTAGTGGTATAACTACAAATACTATTGTTAGATATACAATTCCAGGTGATAATGTAGAGACTTTTAATCGTGTTTCTGCTGTAGGTGCTACTAATGTTACATTAGTAGGTGTTACTAATGTTACAAATGTAAATAATGGATCAGTTATTGAATCAAGTGATCCTACTGTTGAGAACGTATCATTTAAAATAGGCACATCATCTATTAAAGATCCTGAAAAAGCATATCTATACTCAATTCTTCCACATAGAACTATTTCTACTATAGATTTAGATGGATCTCAATTAACATTTTCTTCATCATGTCCAACATCTCCTGGTACAGTAACTGGTAATAGAATTACATTAAATACTAGTAGTTTTACTCTTCCAGGAAATAGTGGATCTATTAAATTTGATACTTTTTCCCCAGAAAAATATTCAATTCACTATAATGATGGTACTATACAATCTTTAACACAAGATCAAGTAGTATTTACAAATAATTATACAACAGTTACATTTGCTAATATTAATAATGGAGCAATATTAACAGTATTGGCGTCATTTATTAAGTCTGGAATACAAAGTAAGGCAAAGATCTATAAAAAAAGTGAAATATTGGATATAAATCTATCAAAATATAATCAATCAGGAGCAAATGAGTATAGTTCTATTAATGATGGATTATCTTATAATAGATTTTATGGATTACGGGTTCAAGATGAGGAAATATGTTTAAAATATCCAGATGTTGCACAAATTATTGCAGTTTATGAAGCTATAGAATCTGATGTGGTTTTTGATACTATAAACTTCTCTTCTTTATATGCTATAGGAAATAATGTAGTAATTGGCGAAGATTTTATTGGTGAAACAACAAAATCTGTTGCAAGAGTTATTAGTAAGTCAACTAATAGTGTTGGTATAGTTTATTTAAATTCAGAAAAATTACAAGTTGGTGAAAATGTAAAATTTAGATCGACAAATACAAATGGTGTTATTGAATCAATTACACCAGGTTCCTATAAAGATAGAACGTCTTCATTTACTTTAGATAAGGGACAAAAAGATGAATATTATGATTATTCTAGATTAATTAGGAAAAAAGATCAATCTGAACCATCTAAAAAATTAAAAATAGTATATGATAGATATCATGTAGATGGTACTGATAATGGAGATTTATATTCCGTATCAAGTTATGCTGCTGATAGTTATCATATTATACCAAGAATTGGAAGATATGGTATTAGAGCTTCTGATCTTTTAGATTTTAGACCAAGAGTAAGTTATTTTAGTGCTGTTGATAAATCTCCATTCTCATCAAATGGAAGAGATTTTGGAACATCACCAAAAGTTATAATTACTCCAAATGAAGCTTCATTAATATCTTATGACATTTATTTACCCAGAACTGATAAAATTTATTTAGATTCTGATGGATCATTTACTGTGGAGAAAGGAATTTCTTCGTTAGAACCAAAACAATCTAAAAAATCAACAGATGGTGCATTAGAGTTAGGATCAATTTTATTACCTGCGTATTTGTTTGATACTTCTCATGCTTATATTAATATTATTGATAATAGAAGATATACTATGAGAGATATTGGTGCAATAGAAAATAGAGTAGAAAATCTAGAAGAAGTAACGTCATTGTCTTTATTAGAATTAAGTACACAGACAATACAAATTAAGGATGCTGATGGACTTGATAGATTTAAGACTGGATTTTTTGCAGATTCATTTAAAAATTCATCTTTAATCAGTAAATCTTTTTCATATTCGCAAATTGATAATGATGTTTCTGAATTAGTACCTTTAAAAACTATAGATACAGTTCCATTTAGAATTCTTACTGAGACTCCAGTACCCGATAATGAATGGGATTCAGCTAAAAATTATACTTTATTAGATAATAGAATTAAAAAAAGTGGTAGGGTTATAACATTAGATTATAAAGAAGATAATTGGATTGAACAACCTTTTACTACTAGAATTGAGAATGTTAATCCATTCCATGTAATTCAATATGTTGGTGATATTCAATTAAATCCATTTAGAGATATTTGGACAAGAACGCATCAATTGGAAGATAGGACAATTAGGCATTCGTTAAATTTAAATTTAGAAAGTCAAATAGAAACGGATAGATTTAATCTTACACAACAAGGAAATGGTATTAGACCTGGTAATCATGGATTAGGTCAAAATGAATTTAGAGATACATTTTTAAATTTAAATTTAGATACTACAACTGGTACTACAAGAACACATACTAGTAGTGATAGTGATAGTGCTCAAGATACACAACAAGTATTTGTTGATAATGTATTAGATGAATATATGAGGCATAGAAATACAGAATTTTCTGCTTCAAATTTAAAAGCATTTACACAATATTATGCATTTCTTGATGGATTTTCAAATGTTGATATTGTACCAAAATTAATTGAAGTTGCTAAAGATGAATCTCTACAAACTTCTGGAATTAATAAGGTATTTGAAGTTGGTGAAGAGGTGGATGTTTTTGATGGTTCTAAAAGAATTATGGGATTTAGGGTTGCAGCGGCTAATCATAAGTCAGGTCCTTATGATCAACCTAATTTAACATATGATGTTAATCCTTATAATAAAGATGAATCATTTCCAGCAGGATATAGTCAATCTTCTACTATATTAAATGTAGATACTTTATCTTTATCTGAAAATGCTGGCGATGAATATGATGGTTATATAAAAGAAGGAGCATTAATACAAGGGAAGACTAGTGGTGCAACTGCATATGTAAAAGATATTCGTTTAATAACTGATAATTATGGTGATATTATTGGTACTTTCTATATTAGAGATCCAAATTCATCACCTCCACCACCTGTAAGAGTATCTACAGGATCTAAAACTTTTAGATTATCTTCAAGTAAGGATGATTCTCCTGGAATTCTTGGAAATACTGATATTTCTTCTGCTGAAGCAAATTATGTATCTGAAGGAACAGTAAAGCAGTTTCAAAGGACAACTAGAGTAACAGAGATTACTGCAGAATTAGTAACAACTAATAATATTAGAACACGTACTCTTACAGCAACACGTGGGGAAATGGTTAGTACAATTGAAACCCCAGAACCAATAATTAATAATATTACAAATATTGATCAAAGAGATTTTAGTACTACAGTAATTAATAATATTANTGGTATTCTACAAGCACAACAACATGATGATCCTTTGGCACAAACATTCTTAGTTGGTACTGCAAGGGGATTAAATTCATTTAATGATGATGAAAGTGGTGCTTTCTTAACTGCAGTTGATTTATTTTTCAATACAGTTGATAGCGGTAATGCAGAAATTACAATTCAAGTTAGAACTACTGAATTTGGGATTCCAACATTAGTTGTAATTGGAGATCCAGTAACTTTAAGACCAACAGATATAGTTGATACAAGTGATGCAGATGGTAATAAAACTGCCACTACTAAAACTTTAAGAGAAAATGTATCTGATGATGGTTCTGTAGCTACTAGAGTTACTTTCCCATATCCAATAGCTTTACCTCCAAGTCAAGAATATGCAATAGTTTTAATGTCTCCAGAAAGTGATGAATATCAAGTATTCACTGCACGAATGGGAGAAGATACATTAAATACAAAAGAATTGCCTGATGTTGAAAATGTTAGATATACAAAACAGTTTGCAATTGGAAGTTTGTTTAAATCTCAAAATGGATCTACTTGGACTCCAGATCAATATGAGGATTTAAAATTTAAATTATATAAATCCAATTTTACATCTACTAAAGGTGTTGCTTATCTTGGAAATGTTAATTTAACTGAAGAAAATAATCTTGAAAGAAAATTAAATAATAATCCAATAAGTATTTTGCCAAGAAAATTAAAAGTTGGAATTGATACTACATCTGCGGATAATTTAATAACTGATCTTGTTGAAGGTAGAAAAATTGTAGATAATTCTAATGATTCTATATATGGTTATATTGAAAAAGTTGGAAGTAAAGCAACTACAGTTGGAATTGATACTGGAGGAAGAAATTATCCTAATTTAACATCAATAAGTGTAGAAACATACAATTTAACTGGTCATGGATCAGGTTTAAAATTAGATGTAAGTACAACTAATGGAGTAATTACATCGGCATCTCCAACAACAGGTAATCAAGGTAGTGGATATGTAATTGGAGATATTGTTGGTATTAAAACATCTGATACAACTAATAAGAGTGGGGAAGAATCTATCATTACCATTACTAGTAATAATGATACCATTGATACATTATATTTGGCAAATGTTGCTGGAAGTACATTTAGTAATAATGATTTAAATTATTATAATAATAGTGGAACTAAAGTTGCTCTTGCAGATACTAATATAACATCATCTGGAACATATCTTTCAGATTATTATGATGGAACTTATATGAAAGTTGATCATTTTGATCATGGAATGTATAGTGGAACTAATATAGTTAGATTTTCTGATATATTACCAGATACTCCCGAAATTAAAATAACAGCAAGTTTAATTAAAGACGCAACTGATTTAAGTATTAGTGCTTCCGATATGAGTAAATTTGATACTTTTGAAGGTGTTGATGTTAGTAGTAGTAATAAAGGGTATCTTTTAATTAATGGTAGAGAATTAGTTAAATATGAAAGTGCAAGTGGAACTTCTATTAGTTCTTTGACTAGAGGTTTTGGTGGAACTGTTGCTACTGAGCATAGTAAAGATAGTACAATACAAAAATATGAAATGGGAGGTGTTTCTTTACGCAGACTTAATAAAAAACATCATATTGTTGATACTGATATTGATATGGATTCTTATTATGTAAAAATAGAAAATAATAGTACTGATTATTTAACTAATATTATTGGTGAGGATAGAAGTAGTGATAGTGTCAGTAGTCCTACACTTTCATTTAATGGAGAAAAATCTGTTGGTGGCAATAAAATTTATGCAACAGAAAATATTGTTTATGATACAGTGGCTCCTTTAGCAAGTTATATATCTTTATCTCCTAGTGTTAATGCAACTGCACAAATAAGAACTGTAAGTTCGACTAGTGTTAAAGGATCTGAAATATCATTTACTGATATTCCGTATCAAGATATTGAACTTAATCGTAGAAATAAAATGTCATCATTGAGAATGGTATCTTCATCACCTAATGCTGATGAATATTTAACTTCTTTACCTGAAAAAAGATCAAGTATATTGGCTTTAACTTTTTCTACAAATAATTATAATCTTTCTCCAATGATGTTTTTAGATGATATTACAGCAGAATATTCAAAACATAGAATAGATAAACCAGATATAGACTATGTTAATGATAAAAGAACATCAACATTTTTATTTGATCCTCATAAATCAACATATGTATCTAAAACCGTGAGATTGGCACAATCATCCAATACTTTAAAAGTTATGTTATCTGCATTTAGAGATAAAGCAGCAGATTTTAGAGTTATGTATTCTTTAGTGAAAGTAGAAGGAAATCCTTCAATTCAAACTTTTGAGATGTTCCCTGGATATCAAAATTTAACTATTGATGCTGATACTGATGGGTATTTGGATGTTATTGATGTATCTAAAAATAGTGGATTACCAGATAAATTTACTCCAAGTAGTAGTTCTGATAATCAGTTTATTCAATATGAATATACTGCGCCAAATGTTGGTCCATTTNTAGGATTTGCAATAAAGATTGTTATGACTTCATCTAAGATGGATAAATATCCTAGATTTAAAGATCTTCGTGCAATTGCATTAGCATGATGAAATTATTAAAAGTAGAAGGATCTTCACATCTTTATAGAGATGCAAATACTGGNGCATTAATTAATAAAGATGATAATGCTTATCATCAATATATNAATACATCTACGAATAGAATGAATACCAGAAAAGAAATTAATAAGTTAAAGTCAGATATGAGTGAAATTAAATCTTTATTAATGGATCTTAATAAGAAGATAAATAAATAGAGAACTTATAATAAAGGTAGATGGCTGCACCTTTTGCACTGAATTTATCGATTAATACTTCAACAAGTTTTAAACAAACGATTACTTTAACTGATGATGATGGTAGTGCTTTGGATTTATCCGAATATGCATATCAATCACAATTAAGAAAACATCCTAATAGCAGTACTTATGTTAGTTTTGCTATGACGGCACCTTCTCCTTCAAATGGGGAACTTACTTTGAGTTTAACTCCAGATAATAGTGTAAATTTAAAACCTGGAAGATATGTTTATGATGTTGTTTTAACAAAAACTAATGATGAAACTAAAACAAGAGTTCTTGAAGGATCTGTAATAGTTTCAAAAACTGTAACAAGGTAATAAAAAATGGCAAAACCATCAACAAGACAAGGATTGATAGATTATTGTTTACGAAAACTTGGATATCCAGTTTTAGAAATTAATGTAGAGGATGATCAATTAGATGATTTAGTTGATGATTCTATACAATATTTTAATGAAAGGCATTTTGATGGCGTTGAAAGAATGTATCTTAAGTATCAAATTACTCAAGATGATATTGATAGAGGTAAAGGAGTAGTTTCTACAGATTCAAATACTGTTAATGGGAAAAATGGTATTGGTATTGTAACAACTACAGGAACTTCTACAATTGATGGAACTTCAAAAACATTTAATTTTTATGAAAATTCAAATTATATTCAAGTTCCAGAATCTGTAATTGGTATTGAAAAAATATTTAAATTTGATACTAGTTCCATATCAGGAGGAATGTTTAGTATTAAGTATCAGTTATTTTTGAATGATTTATACTATTTTAATTCTGTTGAATTATTACAATATTCAATGGTAAAAAGTTATCTTGAAGATATTGATCATTTATTAACTACAGATAAACAAATTAGATTTAATAAAAGACAAGATAGATTATATTTGGACATTGATTGGGGTTCCCAATCAGCTGATAAGTTTATTGTTATTGATTGTTATAGAGCCTTAGATCCTGCATCATTCACACAAATTTATAATGATAGTTTTTTAAAAATTTATTTAACTTCTTTAATAAAAAGGCAATGGGGACAAAATTTACTTAAATTTAGAGGAGTTAAATTGCCTGGTGGAATTGAATTAAATGGGAGAGAAATGTATGATGATGCAGAAAGAGAATTAGCATCTCTTAAACAAAGGATGGCAACAGAGTACGAATTACCACCATATGATTTCATAGGGTAATTATGGCATTAAATTCATTTTTTTTACATGGTTCATCATCTGAACAAAGATTAATACAATCATTAATTAATGAACAACTATCCATGTATGGAATGGAGGTTGCTTATATACCACAGAGAATTATTAGAAAAGAAACAATAATGGAGGAAGTTAGTTCTTCCCAATTTACTGATAAGTTTATGATTGAGGCATATTTAAGTAATTATGATGGATATAGTGGATCTGGAGATATACTAACTAAATTTGGAATGCAATTAAAAGATGAAGTTACATTAATTATATCTAAAGAAAAATTTGAAGATTTTATTTCACCATTTTTGTCCAATATTCCTGCTGCACAAAATACAACGTCATTAAGACCAAGAGAAGGTGATTTAATATGGTTCCCTCTTGGTGAAAGACTTTTTGAAATTAAATTTGTTGAACATGAACAACCTTTTTATCAATTAGGTAAAACATATGTTTATGAACTTCAATGCGAACTATTTGAATATAGTGATAGATCAATTATTGATACTTCAATTTCTGATATTGATCAATCACTTCAAGAATATGGTTATATTAAATCTTTAACTCTTTTTGGATCAGGATCTTATGCTAGTGCTCAAACAACATTAAATGATGAAGTTGGTTATGTTAAAAAACTTAATTTAATAGACGATGGATATAATTATACTACAGTTCCAAATGTAATAATAGATAGTCCTCCAGATGGAGGAGTAACAGCAACTGCTGTTGCAATAACATCATGCACTGGGAATTTTTGTTCTGTTAGAGAATTATATTTAACTAATGCTGGTGCTGGATATATAGTTATTCCTAATGTTATTATTAGTGGAACAACTGGTGTTGGTGCTACAGCAGTTGCAGAAATAGATACTGATTCTAATGGAATAAAAGAAATTATTATAAATGATGGTGGATCTGGATATAATAAATCTCCAGTAGTAACTTTTAGGGCAGATATAGAAGATTTTCCTGGTACTGTACCTACAGGAATTGCAAATGTTTCTGCTGCAGGAACAGTTACTTCAGTTTATATAAGTCATGCTGGAATTGGATTTACAGTACCTGAATATAGTGCTCCTATAGTAGAGTTTGCAGCATCTGCAACAATAACAGGAATTGGCACATATATATTTAATGAAGTAGTAACTGGAGAAACTTCTAATACTACTGCAAGAGTTAAAAATTGGAATGTATCTACTAAAGTTTTACAAATAGCAAATATTGCAGGAACTTTCCTTGATGGAGAAGTTGTTGTAGGATCTGCATCAAGTGCAAGATATACAATTTCTGATTTAGGAGAAAATCCATCAAGTGAAGATAAATATGATCAAAATGATGAGATACAAACTGAATCTACTTCTATAATCGATTTTACAGAGAAAAATTTATTCGGTAATTACTAATGTTAGGGACATATTTTTATCATCAAAATATTAGAAGGACAATTATTGCATTTGGTAATTTGTTTAATGATATTGTAATTAAATCTAAAGATGCTAGTGGATCTGCTTTTAGTGAAATAAGAGTTCCTCTTTCATATGGACCTACTCAAAAATTTCTTGCAAGGTTAGAACAGCAAGCAGATCTTAATAAACCAGTTGCTATTACATTGCCAAGAATATCATTTGAAATGAATTCTTTGAAATATGATCCTTCAAGAAAAACAAGTCTTGTTCAAACATTTAAAAGTGTAGGAACTGATGATAAAACTAGAAAAGTTTATATGCCAATTCCATATAATATTGGTTTTGAACTTAATGTTATGTCTAAACTTAATGATGAAGTTCTTCAAGTAGTAGAACAAATTTTACCATTTTTTCAACCATCATTTACAGTTACTGTAGATATGACAGATGTTGTTGATGAAAAGAAAGATATTCCTATAGTTTTAGATTCTGTTTCTTTTAGAGATGATTATGAAGGAGATTTTTCATCTAGAAGATTGATTATCTATACATTACAATTTACTGCAAAAACTTATCTCTTTGGTCCTATTAGTGATAGTACTGATTCTCTTATCCGTAAGGCTCAAGTTGATATGTATACAAGTACTGATGTTACAACTGCTAAACGTGAAATGAGATATACAGTACAACCAAAACCTGTTGATGCTGCTCCAGATGATAATTGGTCATTTGATGAGGATTGGCAAACATTAGGAGATTCTAAAGTTTATAGTCCAATCCAACAAACTGACGTATAAAAATAATCATGGCAAAGGATTTTAACAAATTGAATGATACTTTTAATACTTCTATGCCTGAAGAAAATATATCTATTGTAAAATCTAATAAATCTGAATCTATAAAATTAGATGATATAGAAAAAGATTATACTTATACTAGAGCAAATTTATATTCATTAATTGAAAAAGGTCAAGAAGCAATTAATGGTATTATGGAACTTGCAGACGAAAGTGATAGTCCTCGTGCATATGAAGTTGTTGGGCAATTAATTAAAAATGTTGCTGATACTACGGATAAATTAGTAGATTTGCAAAAGAAAGTTAAAGAAATTGATGAAGATAATGTGAAGAAAACAACAAATAATAATGTTACTAATAATGCCTTATTTGTTGGTTCTACTTCAGAGTTGTCAAAATTATTAAAACAAGATTTTCTAAATAATAATAGTAATAAAAATTAATATACATGAAATCTTGTAAGAAAGGATATTATTATTGTTTTACTGATGAGAAATGTAAAAAAGTTCCACGTGGATGGCATGTTATGTCAAGTGGATATCTTGCAAGAGATAAGGATGATGATGAAAATGAGAATGAAAACGGAAATGGTGGTGGAAATGGTGATGGAGGGGGCGTCAGCGAAGAGTTAGAGGTTAATGGTACAAATACTTCTAATAATGAAAATCAACTCATTGAAGACCCTGACGATAGTCCATATAGATCAAAATATGCATCATTTGACACTTTTGTTAGAAAGGCTAGTAAATTGCAAGGAAGAGATAAGATTGAAGCTTTAAAAAAGGCAGGAAAAATTAGGCCAAAAAATCAAGAAAAAAAATCAGATTGTTCTCATACAAAAAAAGGGAAAAAATGTTCTATTCATGGATTAGAAGAGTGCCCTAATACCAAAAAATAGAAAAGGATTAATTTTTTATGAATGATGTATATCTTGGTAATCCTTTATTAAAAAAAGCTAATACCTTAATTGAATTTACAGAAGAACAGGTTATTGAATTTATTAAATGTAAAGATGATCCTGTATATTTTGCAGAACAGTATGTAAAAATTGTTACTCTTGACTCTGGTTTAATACCTTTTAAACCATATTCTTTTCAAAAGAAATTAATACATAATTTTCATGATAATAGATTTAATATTTGTAAGATGCCTAGACAAACAGGTAAATCTACAACTGTTATATCTTATCTATTACATTATTTACTTTTTAATGATAGTGTAAATATTGGTATATTGGCAAATAAAGCAGCTACTGCTAGAGAACTTTTAGGAAGATTACAAACTGCATATGAAAATGTTCCTAAATGGATGCAACAAGGTATAATAGCATGGAATAAAGGTTCATTGGAGTTAGAAAATGGCAGTAAGATATTGGCAGCTTCTACATCTGCGAGTGCTGTCAGAGGCATGTCGTTCAATATCCTCTTCCTCGATGA